CTCGACAAGGACAAGGACGTAACTCGTTTTCAGGGACAGGCATTCAACTGGATTGGCATCGATGAAATTACACAATACCCCACGCCTTATGTGTGGGACTACCTGCGTTCTCGCCTTCGTACTACTGATCCTGAACTCCAGCAACACCTGTACATGCGCTGCACAGCCAACCCCGGAGGAGTGGGTGGTTGGTGGGTCAAGAAAACCTACATCGAAGGAACGCCAGAGAACAAGCCTTTTCCTGCCTTCGATATAGAAACGCGCAATCCATTCCTCTGGCCGAAGGGTCACGAGAAGGCAGGTCAGCCGCTCTTCTTTCGTAAGTTCGTTCCTGCGCGTCTGACTGACAATCCCCATCTGATGGCAGACGGCCAGTACGAGGCTATGCTCAGATCGCTCCCGGAAGTTGAACGGAAGAGACTTCTCGAAGGGGATTGGGACGTGGCAGAGGGAGCGGCCTTTCCCGAATTCTCACGAGCCAAGCACGTCGTCGAACCATTCGAACTCCCGACGAACTGGCCGCGCATTCGCATGGCCGACTACGGATACGCTGCCCCCTCCTGTGTTCTCTGGGGTGCAATCGACTGGGACAACAATATCTGGATATACAGAGAACTATACCAAAAACACTTGACAGCAGAAGAACTAGCTGGTAGAATACTAGAAGCAGAACAACTAGACCCTCTACCTCACTACACGGTCCTCGACTCGTCATGTTGGAACAAGACGGGTTTCGGGCCGTCGATTGCAGAAGTGATGATGCGTGAGGGCGTACGCTGGACACCATCAGACCGCAATCGTATTCAAGGGAAGATGGAGATACATCGCCGCCTCGCTGACGATCCCTACACAGAGGAGCCGCGCCTACGATTCTTCTCCTCGTGCCAGAACATCGTCAAGCAGATTGCTGGCATACCTCTCTCCAAGACGAACAGCGAAGACGTAGATACGAAGGCAGAGGACCACGCATACGACGCTCTGCGCTACGGAATGATGACACGCATGAGCGGCTACGCTTCTATACACCAGCAACTCAATGCAATCAAGAGTCAGGTTCACCAAGTTCAAGACGAAGTATTCGGATACTAATCGATGGCACTCACTGAAATAGAATTTGTAGAGAAGCTGAAGGCGGGAACTGCCACCGTCGAAGATGCCATTGATTTTGCGACAAGCAAACCCGACATATCCAAGAATGCGTCTCAGAGAATAAAGAGACTTCGTTCTGGGTTCGAGAAGATGGGCCTAGATGTATCTATGCCCTACAAAGACCTCAAGGACGAGAACATCCTAGCCCTGTTTACGAGAGAGGGTAGTCCTGACAAGTCAAACCGCGCAGGAAACCTGCAGGCACTAGAGAACAATCTAAGCAAATTATTTTCAAAGTACAACGTCTCCTCAGTCATGGAAAAACTTCCCGGAACTGACTTGGAAGTGGCGATGTATCCCCAGCTTGCAGGTGCGGGAACAGTTGCTGGAACGCAGCGTACAGGCCTAGCAGGTGAACGTCCTATGCGAGGTCTTCTTTCTATGGAAGACTTCACTCGCATTTACGCGGAAGCCGTGCCCCAGATTGAAGCAGAGTACGGTCAGGCTACAGCAGACTTGATTCGGTATCACGCCACCACAGCGAACCGACCAGAACAGCTTCAGGGTATTCTCAAGTCTCAGGTTACCATATCAGGAAATACTATTACCGTTGCGGGCAAACCGACCAGTAAGACAGATAAAAAGGGCCGTCCTGAACTTTCATTCGACATAGACTCACCCACAGGACAGCTACTGAAAAGAAACTTGGATTCATCGACATCCAAGTACCTGTTCGACACTACCGACGAAAAATTCACACAAGCATTCAATAAGCATGTAGGTTCTCGTTTAGAGGCGTTTTCAGATGTCCTCCCTGTAGCTGAAATTAAAGTTGAAACACCGGACGGAATTCAAATTGCACAAAAGCCTGTAATTACACCCTCTGCAATTCGTTCAATTGTTCCCAAGATTATGCTAGATCAATTTAACGTGGCAGAGGGGCTTGTTCAGGGTATCATGGGACATACCAGTTCCAGCATATTACGTAGAAATTATGCAGGCCTAAACCCAGCCACCGACCTACCGAAGTTGCTTGAAAACCCGCAGGCGTTTGCTGTCGGTGATTTTGGCACGACGCCAAAGAATATTAACATCGATTTGTTGTCCGACGAAGACAGAGCAGCACTGATAGAAGATCAGAAGCTTACGATAATTGAAGAAGAGAGTGCCAAGAGGGCTGTTGCAGGGGCTACTATTGCAGAAGCACAGGCTGCAGAAATAAAAGCAAAAGCTTCCGTAACTCCTGAAGAGATCGCTAGGGCTGAAGAGGTTGACGTAGAGCGGGTTAGGGCAGATGAATTACGACGCATCCGTGAGAAAGAAATCAGAGCAGCAGTACGTGCCTCTAGCCTAGACCAAACAGGCGACACTCCTGAAGGCAGCATCAGCGACTCTTCGATAGAAAAACTCAAAGGTTTGGGTCTCTGGGATAAACTGACATCTAATATCAAGTCCATCCTTCCTCCCGCAGCAGTAACAGGACTAGGTATCGCTGCAGATGCTGCAGGTATAGTCGGCAAGGGAACCGTAAAGGCAGCAAACATCGTTCTTCCGGGAGTTGGCTTTGAGGCAACCCGAAGTGAACTAGAAGCTTCAGGAATGGACCCGAAAAAGGCTGCGGCACAGGCTGCTATAGAAGAGGCCAGCACTCCTATAGGCGTTATCGGCGGAGTTACCCGCCCAGTTGTGTCGGCGTACGTCGAGGCTGCAAAGGAACCATTCAAAGAAGAGACAGGAATGGCACTTACTGACGAGAATTTAGAACGAGGAATCGTATCTAAAATAACTGGGGGTTTTTCCTATTCCTCCGGTGGGTTTATAGAGAAAAGGAGATAATCTCATGCCCAACAACAACTACAACTATGGCGCAGCATACATTATGGGTGCCGACAAGACCAGCGTCGATAAAGATGAAGGCGCAACACAACTCTACCGTGAAGGCTTGGAATTCGACACTCGTGTCCAAACAGGCCCGACTATCGAAGCTATGCCTAAGAAGCAAACCAAGCCAACTGTAGAAGCTTCACTGTTTAAGATGGCAGACGAACGCGACTACTAAGGAAGCGACATGGCCGATAATTTCCTAGAACCGGATGACGAACGCGCTATTCCGATTACCAATGCTGATGAGCAGATGCCCGGACTTGCGGGCCACATCAAGGCGCGGTTTGACGACGCAGAAAATGGGCGGTTCTCAAACGAACAGCGGTGGCTGCAGGCGTACAAAAACTTTCGTGGAATATACGACGGTACGACTCAGTATCGTGACAGCGAAAAGTCGAAGGTGTTCATCAAGATCACCAAGACCAAAGTCCTAGCCGCCTATGGGCAAATTATCGACATTCTCTTCGCCAACAAGAAGTTTCCGCTTGTTGTAGAGTCAACTCCGATGCCGGAGGGCATTGAGCAATTTGCTCATATGCGTACACCCCTAGATGAGGCCACAGAACAGCCCGCTGATCCCTACGGCTTTCCGGGCGATGGTCGGCAACTAGCACCGGGAGCGATGCAGGCTGATGAGCCACACCGACTAGGGTCATACGGCAAAGACTTTGGTGACATGGTTCTGGCAGGTAAGTCTCGTGTGGGTGAGCCACAGTTCGAGCCTGCAAAAGAACAGGCGCGGAAAATGGAGAAGTGCATCCATGATCAGTTGCTTGACACCAATGCAGTCAGTGAGTTTCGCAAGGCAATCTTTGAGTCGTCTCTGTTTGGTACGGGAGTTATCAAGGGGCCGTTCAATTTCTACAAGCGTGTTCATCGCTGGACTACAGGCGAGGATGGAGAGCGTGTCTACGATCCCTACGAGCGTACGGTACCTCGCATCGAACACGTATCTGTGTGGGACTTTCATCCCGATCCGTCTGCCACGTCTGTAGAAGACTGTGAGTACGTCATCGAACGTCACCGCATGAACCGACAGCAGCTTCGTAGTCTTGTTATGCGTCCACACTTTGATTCTCAAGCAATCGAAGAGTGTCTCGCAAAGGGTCCGAACTACGAAGACAAGTACTACGAGGACACCATCCGCGAGGATGAGACCGAACCCCACATCTCTGAGAACCGCTACGAAGTCCTAGAATACTGGGGCGTACTCGACTCGAAGTTTGCAAAAGAAGTCGGCTTCGAGGGTGCGGAGGACATGTCGGAGTTCGACCAGATGCAGGTCAACGTCTGGGTGTGTGGCACGATGGTGCTACGCTGTGTTGTCAATCCGTTCACCCCTGCTCGTATTCCCTACCAGTCGTTCCCATTCGAAATCAACCCCTATCAAATCTGGGGTGTTGGTGTGGCTGAGAACATGGAGGATGCACAGCTTCTGATGAACGGCCACGTTCGCATGGCAATCGACAACCTCGCCCTCGCTGGCAACCTTGTGTTCGACGTAGATGAGGCAAGCCTCGTACCCGGCCAGAACATGGACATCTTCCCCGGCAAGATATTCCGTCGGCAGTCGGGCGTCACCGGTACAGCAATCAACGGTCTCAAGTTTCCGAATACGGCTGGCGAGAACATCCAGATGTATCAGATCAGTCGCCAGCTTGCCGATGAGGAGACGGGCATTCCGTCGATTACACACGGCCAGACGGGTGTGACGGGTACCGGACGCACGGCAGCAGGTTTGTCTATGTTGATGGGCAGTGCAGGCTTGTCGATGAAGACGGTGATCAAGAACATCGACGACCATCTTCTCAAGCCTATCGGTGAGGCGTTTTTCCAGTGGAACATGCAGTTTGGTGAGAACGTCGAGGACATCACAGGAGACCTAGAGATTAAGCCGCGAGGCGTAGCTGCTGTCATGCAGAAGGAAGTTCGCACACAGCGTCTCACTTCGTTGCTGCAGACGGTAGCCAACCCGATGCTTGCACCGTTTGTCAAGATACCAAACCTGATGCGTGAACTGGCTATCTCGCAGGACATCGATCCTGACAGCTTGGTCAACGATGCCAACGAAGCGCAAGTCTATGCACAGATGTTACAAGGAATGATGCAAAATGCTCAACAAGGACCAAGCCCGAACGCTGGCCCCGATGCTCAACAGCAGGGAATGGGAGCCGCTCCGGGAGTACCTAGCGGACCTCAAGAACTTGACGATTCGGGCCGTGGTGACGGCACAATCGGAGTCGGAACTTCGCCAGTTGCAGGGGAAGCTGGCTTTACTGGAAACCCTCCTTCAACTGAAGGATAGCTACGAGGCAGTGGTAAAGAATAATGGCTGACAAAACCACATACACACCGGAAACCTACCAAACCTCCTACGTTGACTTCTATAACATGGGAGGTATCGATGTCACGAAGGCTCCTGATCCCGATCCGGACCCTGATCCCGATCCCGTAGTGCGTCCGAATGTCTTAGACCCAGTGGGCGGAGATGATAATTCAAATATTTTTACTGGCGTAAGTTTATCTACAGGAAAGCCTGCATTTAAGGTCGGCAGTGTAGACTACAACGAATATATACAAAACTTTGATACGAACCTAGACAACCAAGCCAAGAAGGGCGAAGACAAGTCTCTAGGCGGATTCACGGAGTGGGCTGCAGAGCAGCTAAAGAAGCCTGAGATGATGGTGGGAACGGTTGCCGGAGTTAGCATGGGTGTACCTGTTTTAGGTGGCATAATGGCTGCTGCAGGTGCTATGAACCGCAAGAAACAGTATGAAAACGCATCAAAAATTGCAGCAACCGGAGGGACCGGTGGCAGCATGTTTATGGTCAACAACCAAACCATCAGCCGTGCCCCCGGCAGCAGAACATACAGTGGAACTCTGGGTGACATGTCACAACAGCAGGTCGCGGCTGTC